AATCTACTTTATTAACTGGGATTTTTGTAAAGAAAGCGTCATATCGTTTTCCCACATATTCTTCACCTAATTCTAAAGTATAATGGAGTACATTATACCCCAGCCTAACAGCGTGACCACCTAAAGCTACTAATGACCAAGATTTACCACCTCCTGGATTACCAAATATGAGACCAAAATCTCCATTTCCAAGTCCACCCTGTAGTAGTTGGTCAATTTTAGGCCAAGGGGTAGGAATAGTTTCTCTTGAATTTTCTCTATAACGTTCTTCAATATCTTTAATATATTCATGTCCTAAATTTTTATCTTGTCCAGCTTTTAATGCATTATCAATTAAATAACGAATACCATCAAAATCTCCTCCCTTAAGTAAATCAACAGAAGACATTAATGCTTTTTTTAATTGTTGATTTTTACAAAAATTAGTAAATTCCTCTTGAACATATTCTAAATCTTCATCTGAAGTTACATATGCTAATTTTAATTGTTCTTTAATAGATAATTGTAATACTTCATTATCTACTTTTAATAATTCTACTTTTAATATATCTAATGAAGGTGTAGTATGATATTTGTCATAATACTTTAATATTTCTTTTATAGCCCATTTTTGAGCTGGGTTTTCAAAATATTCATCAGAAATAATATCATGTATATTAACTAAAAACTCTTTATGAGTTAATAATGATGATAAAACTTTTATCTGAAAATCGTGTCCGTATTGATTTATACTATTTAGTGTCAATCTTTATAACCTTTAAATTGTGAAAATATGTCTTTTAACCATGTATCTAAATTTCTAATCATCCCTCCTAGTTTATCTTCATTGTAAAATTGAATAAACATTTCAGGATTAAAATCAGGGAAATCTTCTACTATCAAATTATTTATATGATCCTTTCCCTTATCATCAATCATTGGAACACTTAAATCCATAACTTTATAATTAGTTTCAATTCTATCTTGTTCCTGAACAATGCGTGAATATACAACGTGTTCTTTAAATTTCCTAGCAGATATATCAAAAATATCTTGAAGTGTTAATTCTTGGGTTTTTAGTTCAGGAAATTTTTTAAATATGCCTTTAGCACCCAAACCTTTAATACCTTGGATATTATCTGAGTTGTCCCCTAATAGTGTTTTATGTAAAATAAAATTTGAAGGTAATACACCAATTTTTTCTTGTACAACTTTTGGAGTATAATATTCTTTCTCCATTGGTCTGTATACAATTATTTTATCAGTTACTAACTGTAGGAAATCTTTATCACTAGATACTATAAAACAAGTTGAATTATGTTTTTCTACTAGTTTTTCAGCTAACACAGCTATAATATCATCAGCTTCGACTTTATCGAGTATGGTGGTTTTAACAGGTAATAGCTTTAAATATTGGATTATACGCACTATTTGGTCAATTTTTGAGTCATGTTCTTCCTCAATATTATCAAATGCTTCCCAATTTGTAATTCGTTGTAAATTTCTTGTTCCTTTGTATTCGGAGAGCAAGTTCTTTCGGTTGGTTGTAGAACCTGCTCCATCGAATACTACATAAACAGAAGTTGGATTAGTTTGTCTAATCATAGCACCTAAAGAACGGAAGAACCCACCTAATCCACCAATGTGAACTCCATCAGGATTAACCATATTCATCATAGCAAAATTCCTAAAAAATAGATTTAAGCCATCTAAAATTAGTACTCTATCATGCTTTTTTTGAATAGTTTCTTCCTGATCCTCCTGGACACTGTCCAGTAGACTAAATAATTCTTTATGTTTCATGTTTTACTTTCTATAAATCCTCTACATCGTAAAGAACGGGTGTTGTGTCTTCTTGGTCTTCTACAATTTTAAATTGTCCTCCTCCTAGAATTTTGGACCATTCATCAGCATGAGCCTTTTTATACTCATTTTTATCCTTATCAGTATCTTGAATAAAACCATGGTTTGTCATAACAATTTTACCCCTTGATTGCATACCATTAACATGGTTTTTATCAATCTGTAAATTTGTTCTTTTACCCCATTCTACTTGCATACCACCTTTAATTGCTTTAATCTTAGAGGTTCCAGCATTTGAAATATTACCAAATGTAACTACAAATGTTGCATCGTACCACATAGCCATACCACCTTTGTTCATCATCTTTGGTTGACCCATAGGTGATTCTGCTTTTGCTGTCCAAACTTTATTAACTGCAATTAATGTATTAGTATATGGTGATGATTCTTTACGAGACATTACAATACTTTGGTTAACTGTATTACCAAATTGTGTAGACATTGCTCCCGCATTCCATTCATTGTTGTTTTTCAGTTTTTCAACTGACATTGCACAAGGAATAGAACCAATAGAATCCCAGAAAAATGTTAGATCATAAGGTAAATTACCTTTTTTCTGTTCATTCTGTAAATCCATTATAAATGCTGCTACGTCTTCAATAGTATGTAAAGTTTCTCTATCAACATAAATAAAGTTTCCTTCATAGTCAATAATATTACCTTCATCATCTTTAATAAGTTTAACTTTTAAACCCATTTGAGCTGCATGTTCCCAATTCCACTTCATCTCAGTAATAATAAATACAGGAAGTTGACCCATATTTTGTGCTGAAACTGCTGCTTCAAGTAAAGCTGTAGTTTTACCTGTATCAGAATGTCCTCTAAGTAATGAAATATGCCCCATTGGTATACCAGGTACTCCTGCTATTTTTTGGAATGCTGGGGATAGTGGTATCCATTGTTGTTCCTTAAATTTGACATTTTTATCTAAACCTTTAGACGATTTAAATTTATTTAAATCAAATTTGCTCTTAATCTCGGCAGACACTGCTGCCGAGAGAGACTTTGATATTTTTTTCGCCATATTTAGAAGGGTAGATCATCAACTTCATTAGTACTATTTTTACTATCAAATAAAGAATCAAATTGATCTACTTTACTTTGTTTAGCTTTTGAGGTATCTAAACTAAAATTACTAGTAGATTTAGCTGCAACTGGAGCTGCAACTACTTCTTCTGAATCATCTTCTTCTGGTGATAACCATTGTTCCAATGCTAATTTCATTTCATCAAATGTAAACCTTTTAAATAATTCCTTAGGGTTAGGTTGATCATTACCCCATTTTTCTACTAATGAAGCATCTTCACTAAGTGGTGATGTTTTTAATCTTACTCTAACTGATGATTTATTATAAGGAGTTCCTGTTGCTTCTGGTCCTACTGTTTCTACTGTAAGATCTCTACCATTTACAATATCAGTATAATCTCCAATTTCATCATCAACTGCAAGAGCTAATAATTCTTCATATACTAATTTTCCAAATTGCCATAATCTAACACCTTTATCTTCTTCTCCACGTACTACTACAGGGACAAAAACTCGGTTTTTAGCATCTAGCTTTTTAGCAAGTACATAATTTTCTTTATTATACTCACCTTCACGTAATTTTCCTGCGAATAAAGCAATTGGGTCTTTTTCACCAAAATTTGCTGGTGAAATCATTACTTTATTAGTAATACCATAATAGAACTTAAGTTCTGTAAATGGGTTTGATGAATCATACGCTGATGGTACAATTCTAATTTGTTGTTTACCTACTGTAGGTCTCCAAAAAATTGTTGAATAATCGGTCTTTTGACCACCCTGTGGTTTTGATTGGAGGGTATCCAATTTCTGTTTAAGCATTGATAAATCCATAAATGTAACTAATTTTTATTTTATAACTTTTGTTAATGTAACTGTAATATACGAAGTGTAATCTATGTATCCAAATTATTTTCAACTATTACTACTCCTTTTTTTTCTATAACTTCTAAAGAACAATTTTGTGCAAAATATATACTATTACTTATACTTTTATGGGATAGATAATGGTAAATAAAAGCAGCAAAAAATGTATCTCCAGCTCCTGATAAATCGGAAACTTCTGCTTGTCTAGAAGGTGGATGGATTAAATTATTCCATTCAACCCCTTTTTCTCCTAGAGTAACTATTAATTGATTTTTATAATCTATTAAATTTTCTTTATTTTTTTCATATTCGGATTGGTTAATTTTTATAAATGAAGCATTATTAATCCATTTTCCAAATATTTTTTTAGAATCAATAAAAGTTAATGGATATTTATCTATTATATATTTTATATCTTCTTTGGTTAGAAATCCTTTATTATAATCACTAATAATAACGGCATCGTAATTTTCTAATTTATCTAAATCTGTAAACCTAGGGCATTTATCATTGTCATCAATCCTTAATAACATTTGATTAGTCTTTACGTCAACTATCCTAGTTTTCATTATATCATTTGAATTAGTAATAAAATCAATATCCCAATTAGGAGCTAAACTTCTTAAGTTATTAAAAACATTTTTAGCCATTCCATCATTTCTAGTTGAATTAATTGGGCTAAAAACAGGTACAGGGGCTTCGGGGCAAAGGCGTTTACATTCACCATATATAAATTTATCTGTACAACTATCTCCTATTATTAATATTTTCATAATTTATCTCCTATTCTAATTCTATAACTATCTTCGTCAAAATGTTGGGTAGATACTTCAAATATTTCTGACATATCTTCTAAGGCTATTAATTGGTGTGGGGATCCCCTTTCTATTGTTAAGCAAGTTCCTTCTTTAATTGTTGTTATATTTTCTATTCCAGTTTCCGTATCTAATCTAATATAATCAAAACTTCCCTTTCCTACATACCATGATTCTTTTTTAATTATATGATAATGTAAAGAAAATTTATTTCCTGCTTTAAAAAATCTAAGTAATTTTCCACAATACTCTTCATCATT